ACGGACTGAAGGGTTCCGTGTCAAGCAGTTCAGGGCAACTTTGTGCCAGGCGTTCCAGTTCATAATCTAGTGGAAAATGGCGTAGTACACCACGTGCCCTTTCACGCACTGCGCTGGGCACTCGGGGTGTTTTTCCTGGATCACATAATTCTTCTAATAGTTTTTTACCTTGCTTGAGGGCACGGTATCTTTCATCTGGTAATGTCATGATGTTTCTCCCATCTATAGCACAACGGCCCAGATTGACTGGGCCATTGTGTGAGCGTTTAGGCTACTTTGTTTTGCTGGCGACTACGAATCATCGCCAGAATGTCTTGTGCTTTGTCGCTTGAAACAGCAGGTTTTGCTGCTGGGCGAGATGCTTCTTCTTCACCTTCCCAGGGAGGAGTGCTGGCACTTTCGGCCACTGGCTCTACCTTGGCGGCAGGCTGTGGGCGGCTAACTGGAGCAGGTTCATCACCAGCATCAGCAGTGTTGCCAGCACTTTGGCCAGCAGGAGCCACATTCAGGCCCCAGGGCTTGTAGTATTGGCTCCAACGATCTGGATCGTAAGGACGACCATCAACACTGGCTTCAAACATTTCCTTGATCACACGCAGTTCTGTATCGCTGGGCTTCTTGGGCAAGAATTCCTTGAGATTGAACAATCCATGTGCATCAATGGCAGCTTGTTCAACTTCAGTCAGGGCACTTTCACGACGGCCCCAGCCACTAGTGCTGTAATCAGCATAGCCACCCTTGCTGGTCTTTTTGATGTTGAAATCCAGACCACGAACAAAGTCAGTGGGCAATTCTTCAATTTCAGGATCCATCAAGCTGGCCTTGATCACACTGAAAATTTGGGGACTGATCAGGAAACGACGAATAGGATTCTCAGGATTCTTGTCCTCGGTCAGGGGATTCTGACGAACAAAACCCTGGAACAAATAGGTACGCTTCTTCCAGTATTTGTTAGCGATTTCTTTCAGGCTTTCGTCCTTGTACCAGGTACGAACTTCAGCCAGTACAGGGCAGTTTTCGCCATACATTTCCATGCAGGGAACCTGCACGATGTATTCTTTGCCTTCAGTTCCAGCCTGACCCTTGATGCCCTGGAAAGGCAGTTTGATCATGGCCTTTTCAACCCAAAAGAATGAATTGCTGGTGTCCCCGTCAGGGAGGAAACGCACAGTGGCTGATTGACCTTCTTGCATGTTCCAGTGTGGATACATGCCGTTGTCGCTCTGGGCCATGCCCTGATTTTGAGTGGTGCGAGTTTCTTGCGCTTGCAATTTAGCGCGGATTGCTGCTAGTGACATATTGTTTCTCCTTTATAAAAATGCCAAAGTGTAGTATCAACTAAGTATCAAAGTGTAGTTCTCAAGGAGAGAACTGAGATACATCATCAAGTATACGCTACTTTTCAGATGTGTCAAGAGTACTTATTGCCCAGACCAGGCAAAAATAGTACAAGATTTTACGCAGTTTTACCAGCGGCTGGTATGACCCATCCACCTACGCATCTGTGCCATTTCACGATTGTGGGCACGGATTTCTTCTGGATCTGGTTGTGGTTGCAGACTGTCTGGTGTGCCTGGTATGGCACTCTGGCTGCTGCCACCAAAATAATCTGGATTGTCTGCTTCGGTCAAGCCACCCAGCACATTGTCCAAAATCCGTTTGATTCGCTTAGGTGCTTTGGCGTGTGGATACAAGTCCTGGATTATTTGCTGGCGTGTGGCGTCATCACCATCAGCATACATGTTGCGTATTTTACTGGCACTATCTACCTCTTGTCCTGCAATGGCAAAATCCACTTTGGGCACAATGTAAATGTATCCGTGTTTGCTCATGGGCTGTAGTGAACCTGGCTTGTATGGCTGGAAGTATCCTGGTGTGCCGTCTTTCTTGGGAGCAAAATTGAAACGATCACGATCCTTTTCACTCACAGCAAACACAACCACAGTGGTTTCAGGATCATAGTGGTCAGTGATTTCTCGGGCCTGATATGGACTACGAACTTGCACAAAGCGGCCGCGTGGAACTCCACTCTGGTTGGCCAGAAATTCTTTGTCCTCGTAGCCAAATGGTCTTTCAGTTTTACTATCGGTGGCGGCCACGAACACTTCACTGTCAGGAAACTTCTTAGCCAGATGGTCAAACACACTGGCATGACCTAAATGGAATGGATGGAAGCCACCAGGATAGATCACCAGTGTTTCCAGGTTGTCGTCCTGTGCTTCGCTGACCTGCTGCTGACGGCTGGCCAAGTTCTGACGGGCAAAGCCCATGCGATTCACAAACTTGTAGCCATTGCTCACAAAACCCTCTTGTGTCTGTGTGCCATCTTGTAGATAACCCTGCACTGGACTGCTGGCTGCTGCACGATCCAGATCGTCAGTCACACTCTGCTTCAAATTGTAAATGTCAATCCAGAGTTGGAACGCTGCTTGAACTGCACGACTGTTCTGTTGTAGGTATTCTGTGAGTTTGGCTCTCATGCGGTCGGTCATGGGACGTTGCATGAAGTATTCGTAGAAGCCATCAACCAGATTGTTCAGATTACCACCCACGATGCGGCGATTCAAGTATGTGGTAAACAGTTGCTCAAATGCTGAACGTGCTTGTGGTGCACCATTCATGAATTGTTGTACAACTGGTCCCAGACGAGCCACACTATTTTTAGCCTTGGTCAACAAATTGCGATTGATTTGTATCTTGGGTTGCACTGGCATAGCACTGGGCACTATGGCCACATTGCTGTTGTTCTGTAGTCGGCCAATTGTGCCGTTTAGGCTGGTAGCATCATCAGTGCTGGTGGCATTGGGATCCAGATACTGATGTACTGCTATTCCTGCTTGTTTGTTTGTGAGTAATTTACCCACATCACTGTTCGCATCGACTGTGTATGTGATGCCATTGGGATTGGCTCGGAAACGATAGACACCATTTTGATCCTGTAGTGGCTGGCTAAACAGTAAGTCTCCCCAGTAGTAACCTGGACCAGCCTGGCTACTGGCACGTTCCAGGCCTGGCCAAATTTCTTGTACTATTTGAAGCAAACCTGTTCGTGCGGCATCACCACGGGACATTTCATACTGTGCCCAGGCCTCTGGACTATGCAGTTGTCGTGCTGCCGGATCACGCTTGTTGAACATGTGCTTGTCCATGATGGTGAACTTGCCATCAGGGCCGCGACCAAATATTAGTGCAGGATATCCGTCCCACTTGATGGTCACAGTGCGTGGATCACGGGCAGTGGCTTCGATGGCCTGAATGGCTCTGGCGCCAGCATCTGGTTGCAGGAACACATCATCTTCTGGATGTGGCAGGTGGCCTTTGGCCTCAAATAAGAATTGATATGCTCTCATAATATATATTTATCAGGTGGTATTAAGATGCAAAAGGGTCTGTGAAAACAATATTTTGCGAAGTTTCGTCCCACATATAATTGAACTGATGCAAGTCTAAGTTATTATGATTTTGAGCAAAATAATTTGTAAGTGCCCAGGCATCTGGGTCTTGCTGTCGTAATTGCGGGCTATTAGCCCATTTTGCCCAGTTACCACCAGCACTAAATCCCCCAACATTTCCGTAGTTTCCTGGTCTGGAAGGAAGTCCAGCAATTTTGTCCCATATTTGAAACTGTTGTATGAGTTGGACACGGTTGGCTTTAAGATACTTTTTCATAAACACAAAATTCATGGGAACATTGGCGCCATTTTCATCAATAATTCTTACCGTGTGTATTATTTTTCCGTCGGGCCCAGCCACAAACTGTGGAGTGTATCTGTTATTAGGATTTTTGAAAATCCAATCTATGTATTCAATGTAGAAAGCATCAGGTTTAAAAGCCTTTACTGCAATATTATTGTAAACAGGATGCTGAAACACATGTGCATATGCACCTTGCCCCAGCTGATGAATCCGCATGGACATAAGACGTGATAAGTAATCACGCCATATTTCATATTTCTTTTTTGCCTCTAATAAAAACTCACTGGCTCTCATCGCAAATATTTGCTGTATTGTTCACCCAGAATGTTTTCAGCCAGTGTGTCTATTTGTTGGCTAAGTTTTCGTGGCAGGCGACTTTCTTTCATGTCGTCCAGTGGTAGTCGTGCTTGAACCGGTTCTTGTGGTTCAGTAGGCTGCTGAGTGCGTGGTTTATTGCTCGCAGGCGATAAATTACCGCCTTTAATTTTAGCAGGATCCAACCCCAAGTCATCATATTCAACATAAGGATGCTGTGCAACTAGGATTTCCAATGATGTTCGCCACAAACGATTTTCATCCTCGACTGCGTAACGACCCACACGTACCAACCAATGGAATACACTCTGAAATATAGCATCTACCGCATCATCACGTGCGTAACGGCGTATGATGCGTCTTTTGTCAGGCTCTCGCTCCCATATTTGATAGTACAGGGGTGCCCATTTCATGGCATATTGGTACGCTATTCTTTGCTGTTCGGCCATTTCTTCAGGAGTCATTTGTACTTCTGATAAGATGCTTTCTCTGAGTTTTGCCGGCAACACATTTAATCCTTGACCCTGTTGATTTTTTGGCTCTTGATCAAGTTCTTGTTCAGGTTGTTCTGGTTGGCTGGGCGATGACTTTCCATCCACATTGGGAGTAGTTTTGGCTCCATTATCGCCATTTGGCTCTGGCAGTGGCAATTGTCCCTGTCTAAGCCTACTCAATAATGATGAAGTATAATCTTCTAGGTTATCCTTTTGTTGTGGCTCTACCAGTTTCATCTGCCTTGCTGGGGCCGTGCCTCCCAGGCTTTCAATTTCTTTGTCCTGCAGCTGGTCATGGTCTCTGATAGCATCTATAATTGTGTCTTGTTGTACATTTTTGCGTATGGTATCCTGTTCAAACTTATCTAGTTTGTCCTGGAACTCTTTGTACTTGACCCCACTGCGGCGTAAACTCTTTTCAAATCTACGCTCTTTGTTTTCTAAATCTTTGACTAGATTGTTAATTTTTTCAACTTGTTGTTCTGCTGTAGCACCAAGGCGTGCTCTGCTGGCTTCTGCTTGACCCACTAAGTTTTCTAAATCACGCAATTGTTCTGCTTCTATTCTTTGGCTAGCATTGAGTTGTTGTAACC